TCTGAATCTTTATTAAACTTATTTGCTGCGATACCCATTCCAATTAAAGCAACACCAAAGGCAGCTGCACCAGCTGCCGCTGAAAGACCACCAGTTGCTAAAGCAGTTGCTGCCGCAGAAGCAAGTGAAACAGTGCGAAGTGCTTTCATGACCTTAATAATTGCTTGAATTCCTGTAATTAAAGCTGTAACAGCTCCAGCAACTTTGGCTCCCATAAATGCAGCAATAATAACTGCGCCAAGTGTTGCAAATACTTTAATATTACGAGCAACAAAGCTAAACATGTCGTACATTAACTTTGCAAAAGCTATTCCATATGAAATAGAAGTCTTAAATCCTGCTGCAATTTTATCGCCATTTTCGTCTACAAACTTTTGAATTGCAGGAATTGCCTGGTTAATAATTAGATCTGCAAATGATTTTAGTTGAGGTATTAACTTATAACCAAGGGACTCCGATGCTTCACCAAATGCAAGTTTAATTCTTTCCATTTGTCCAGCAAAAGTATTGGCTGCCGCAGCTGCAGCTCCTTTTGTTTCACCAGAAATCTCACGCATTGCAGCTGCAAAGTCTTTTGATTTAACAGTTGCAGCAGAGATCTGTGGGAATAACTTTTTAAGTGCACCAATATTGCCGCCGTATGCTTTAGCAAGAAGTCTAGAAGCAGTTTCTAAATCTATATGTTTTGAAGCTGCAATATCCATTGAAGTGCCAAGTAAAGCTTGAGCTTTTCCTACGTCACCTGTTACTGCGGCTAGTCCAGCAAGTGCAGGACGAAGTTGATCATCAGCAATTCCAAACTCTGCTTGCATTGCGCTAATATATTTTTCTGTAGCTGCAATTGTTGCATCAGTTGCACCTACAGTATTTCTAAGCGAATTAGCAAGAAGTACCTGAGATTTTTGATCTTCCATTGCTGCTTTAACAGCATCATAGCCGATCTTTGCAGCAAAAGCTCCTGCCGCAAGTGCAGCTAAGCCAAACTTTTTTGCAGTTCTATTAGCAAAGTCACCAAACTTTTTTTCCATCTTGCTGATATCTTTAACTGCGGCTTTTGTGCCTTTATCAGAATACTGAGTAAGAATGCGGGCGACTACTGCACCAACTGCCATTTTAGTCTACCTTTCCCGCTGAATCAAGATGAGTTTGTAATTCACGTTTTGCTTCTTCTAAAGCTTTTTCTACTACCTTTTCAATGCGTGGTCTTTCTTTATCTACAACTTTCCAAACAAGACGAGAAGCTTTGCCAAACCAATTGAGTCTTTCAATAAATGATCCACTCTTTTTATTACGTCCTGAAAGCTCAAATACTTTACCAGCATCAGAAGTATTTAATAAAGCACCAGCGTTAGTTGTGTAATCTTTGCGGGTACGTCTTTGTGCTTTTGACACAGTGATTCCAGCTTTAATTGTATTAGGATCCCAAGCAGGCCAACCAGCACCTCCCCAAGTTCTTCCACTTACGGCTGCAGTTGGTCTCCAGTTACGCATTGGAGTATTTGTTGTTCTGCTTTGAATACTATCAACTAAACGGTGAGCAGCACCTTCGGCGTTATTTAACTCAGTATTAACTATTTTGTTAAACTTAGCAACAGCCTTTTTATCAAACTCTTTAAGAGCTTGAATAGTTGGCTCGATGCCTGTTAAAATGATCCGTGTGTCTTCTTCCAATTATTTACCTTTTGCTCGCTCTTTAAGATAAATAGTAATGGCCTCAAGTATTCCTTCAGGCGCATCTATTAGATCTATGGGTGAAATACCTGTTTCCACCGAAATAGCCGCTACGTTGTAGGTTAGGCTATCTCGGTGGATCCGAAAGAATCATCTGAGTCCAATTCAGCAGTTGCAATTGTATCTAAGAATTCTGGACCAAATGGTTTTACCACAACTCCATTGGATTGCATACACTTCCATGCTAACCAATAAACGTGTTCAATCTTTTGTTCTTCACCAAGCAACTTAGGCATTCCTTTGCCATATTGCTGCTCAAATGCGACAATGACGCGAGGAGTTAGTTTGTAAGTAACTTCATTGCCATCAATTGTTTTTACTTTGATTCCGAGACCATCCATGATTTTCCCCCTATTAGATTATGATGTTGTTTTTGTAATTACTCCGCTAATCGGCCATGTGACCGATGCGGTTGCTAGTTCTCCGACTGCTCCATTAAGTGGAGTCCATTCAGAAACCAAAGCGCTGAAACTGTATGCTGGATTTGCAGTTGTTACTGCTCCTGCAACTGGTTTGACCGTTATTGATACTGCTGTACCTAGAGTTGGATAGATAACTGATTCTAACGAACTTGCAGCAAAGTCTTGATTAAACTCTAATGCTACGCTATTATCAGCAAGACCAGCAACTCGTGTGCGTGCAGTGTTACCAAAAGCTGTAGTTTCAACAACATCGTAAGTTGATCCTAAAGTCACTGAAGTAACATAACTAGAAATATCGGTTACACCGAAAGTTACCGCAACGTTAGTTAAAACTATACGGGCCATTTATGCTACCGCCTTTGAAATTGCACCATCAATGTTCCAGGTAACTGATGCAGTGGCAAGTTCACCAACAGCACCATTTAGTGGAGTCCATTCTGAAACCAAAGCATTAAATGTATATGCTGGGTTTGTTGCAGAAGTTGTTGAACCATTTGGCTTAACTACTATCGCTGTTGAAGCAGCTCCTACAAGAGGATAAATTGTTGCTTCTACACTTGATGCAGCATAGTCTTGATGAAATTCAAGTGCTACAGAGTTATCAAACAAACCACTTATTCTTGTCCGTGCTGTTGAACCAAATGCTGTTGTTTCAACAACATCTGTGTTTGTTGTTAGCGTAACACTAGCAATATGATCTGAAAGATTTACGCCATTGACTGTGATGTACGCGTTTGTGAGGACTATCCGGGCCATTATTCGGCTCCTTCTGCTTGTGTTTTAACGGGGCTATTGCTTGATAGGTGCCCACCGCTGACAAGCGCAGCGATATTGAGTCCAGCTTCTAGCAATTCTTTTTCAGCGACTTGATCGCCTTTTTTCTTTGCAGACATTACAAAAATATCTGACATAATTGTATATTGCATTATACTCCATCTCCATATATTGTTACTTGGTATCGGTATGATAGGTATTCAACATCAGCAGTTTGGTATACTCCTGATTGAGCGGCAGTAACTCTAAGTGTATCAACAACTCCACCAAGAGTACGATCTGATTCAATTGCTGCTTTTATTGAATAATCACCTGAACCAGAAAGATATTGATCAAGTTTATCTTGACCTGTTCGCTCTGAGAATCTCTGGACAATAACCATTACGTCTACACTTGCAGAGTCTAAACCTCTAGCGTTGTTAAGATCAAACACAAGATCTAGTTGACCAATTATTGCGCATGGTGGAACAATCACATCAGGTACTAGATCATAAACTCTAAGACCTTCAATTGACTGAAGATTAGCTTTTAATCCATCTCGGACTTTGCTTGGTTGCATTAGTATGCAACTCCGTTAAGCTTTTTAAGTGGACGGATCAATGCTTCAACATCAGGATCTAATCTAGAAGTTAATCTTACAGTTCCCATATCAACAGAACCAGCAACTCCAAATGGTGATTGCTTGCGGATAAACAATCTAGATGCTTGTAAACGTGCAGCCAAATTGATCTCTGAAGGTACTGCAGACCATCCCCATACTCCTGTTACTTTTACAGTCTGAGGATATAAACGAGGAAAAAGGTATCGATCAACGGCTAAAATTCGTGTGTATGGCCAACCTCTACGTGGATTGTTTATTGGTTCTACCATGTAATCTGTAGAAGCCCAAGTTGTTGTATAACTACGGTCAAAATTTTGATCTGTTGCAATTGCACTAATTGAAATAAAGTCATCAAGGTTACAGACCCACCAGTCATTTGGCGTGTAATAACGAATTACAGGTGCAGCACTTGTGCCGTCTTTGTAAAAAAATCTGCCGGTGTAGTCATCAATCATTCTACATGCAGCAGCAATTGCGGCTTCAATAGCTAGATCATCATTGATGTCATCGATTGCAAGAGCATTCTTGACATCCGATAGGGTGCAGTAGGCGTTTGTTAGTGCCATGCGTTATCCTTTTCTCTGATTTAGGCTGCATTGCCTTTTCTAAATCGGGCAAAGCCGTTGCTGTTTGCTTCTTCTTAAATAATTTTAGTTTCATAATCACCCCGTTTTAAGGTGTGAGACCGGCAAGTCGGGGGAATCTTACCGGTCTCACACTATTGTTCTAAGCTAAGCTTAGAAAGTTGGCGCGACCAAACCTGTGCCTGAAATAATTGAGGCAGCTGCTGGGTAACGTCCTGCTGAGAATGCTGCATAACCGTAGACAACAGACTTAATTGTCAAGCTACCAGCTGTAGTTGCATCAAAGTTTAATGCAAATGGTGATCCTGTTTGCTCCCAAAGGTGCATTTCAGGTGCGGCAACGCAATAAATCTTGTCCTGGTTTGTACCAGCACCTGCGTTTGTAACAACGTTTGCATCAGTAACAATTGGAAGACCCATCAATGAGTAACCTGAGTTACCGTATGATACTGCTCCTGCGCCTGCTGCAACTGCGTTCATTGGTCCTTGTGCTGTTGGAACAACAAGTGGACGGTTAGATGAATCAACTGCAGCTAGCAAGTAAGCTAGGCGGCGTGGGTGCATGATCCAATGTGTTGGTTGCTGAAATGCAGTTGTCTGAATCTGTTGTACAGCATCAGCAAGCTTTGGGTAAAGAAGCTGAACTGTTGGAGATGAAGATGTGTAAGTGATTGCATTTCCACCTGAAGCATCAAGACCAAGAACTGTTCCTGATGTACCTGCACCATTTAGGCACTGGTTATCGAGTGTTGTGTGCCATGAACGAATGAGGTCTGCAAGAATGAACTGATCAATTCCTGTACCGCGCTCGATTGCTTGGCGTGAGATATCCTGTTGTCCTGCAACTGTACGCACATTGATAGTCAATAGTGTGTCATCAGCATCTGTGTTAGATACTGCAGCGTTTTCTGTTGCTTGGATTGCAGTTGTTGTGCCTGTTGTCATGCGGCTGATGTTCAGTGTCATTCCGCTTGCAGGTAGCGCATGCTTGTTTGTAGCAGCATCCAAGAATGGACGGCCAGCACGTGCGTATGGTGCAGCTAGATCTGTTAGGTACTGTGGTACCACAAGACCATCAAAGTTGCCAGTGGCAACCGCGCGGTTTTCAACTGATTCTTCACGCATGTGGCGAGCAAGACGCTCAGATGCAGCAAAGTCATTCTTGAATTGTGCGTTGTACGCATCCTTCACAAATGATGCTTCTGCTTCTGGTGTGTATGTACGTACTTCAGAGATAACGCGAGCGCCACCTACTGGAGTTGCAACTGGTGCAAGTGCTGCACGGATTTCTGCAGCTTTTACGTCTGCATCAGCCTGTGTCTTTAGCTTTTCGATCTTTACATCGAGTGAACGTGAC